GTGATGAGATGTTAATCACACTGGAAGCAGCCAGAAGGAATATCGGATATTCGCAGAAAGAAGCCGCTGACCTGTTTGGGATTCACTATCAGACTTTGGCTAAACTCGAAGAAGATAGCTCGAATGCTTCTTTTGCTTTCATCCAGAAGATTCCAAAAATCTATAAGATACCGACGAATAATATTTTTTTTGGCTCGAAAAACGAGTTTATTCGTTTATTAAGAAGCCAGAAGGAAGCCGTATAAAAAGGAGGCAGGCGGTATGTATGCTCTCATGCAGTATATCAGGGACTACATCCGGAGCCATCCGGATGAATACCAGGAATGGCTGGAAGCCAAAAAGAAAGCAGGAGGTGATGCAAATGACTAGGCCGAAAAGGCGGACCCGTTACAGATGGGGGCGGATTGCCCTGGCAGTTGTCGCCATGCTTGGGGTTGGCCTTGGGATTGCTTCCGGCGTAAAAGCGTTGATAGCTCAGCCTGAATACGTTGAAAAGGTTGTTGTAGTTGATGAGAATGAAACGCTTTGGGACATCTGCTCTAAAATCAATGACGACCGGGAAGACGTGCGTGTCATGATTGACCGGGCCATGGACCGCAACCACATCACGGATGCCGGAACGATTCAGCCAGGGCAGAAGCTGCTCATCCCTGTTTTGAAGGAGAAATAGAAATAGCCTGCTGTTGGAGGCAACCAACGGCAGGCCGGCGGAACTATATTTCCCAATAAATTCCGCCTCTATTTTAACAAATTTTGGAGGTAAAAGAAATGGCGTATACAAACTGTGATTTGATTTTGTCTGTCAAGGATGCAGAAGACCATGAAAAATGGCTCAAGACAAGAGACCTTGGCATTGGTGGTAGTGATGCGGCTGTCATCATGGGGATGAACTCTTATAAATCTCCATATCAGCTGTGGATGGAAAAGACGGGGCAGGTAGAGCCGCCGGATCTGACGGACAATCAGTACGTATACTGGGGCACAAAGAATGAATCCAATATCGCTGATTGGTTCCAGGAAGAAACAGGAAAGACAGTGAGACGCCTGGGGACGCTCCGGAGCCGGGAATACCCGTTCATGCTGGCCAATGTAGACCGTACCGTTATCGGCGAAAGTGCCGGCCTTGAAATCAAGACTGCCGGCGTCAGCCAGTACCGGAAGTGGAAAGACGATGAAATCCCGGATGCCTATTACTGCCAGTGCCTGCACTATATGGCAGTTACGGGGGCGGACTACTGGTACATTGCCGTTTTGCTCGGTGGAAATGAAGCCAAGTGGAAACGGATTGAAAGAAACGAAGAGGACATCAAGACACTTATCGCCGCTGAAAAAGAATTTTGGAATCTGGTGCAGACCAAAACCGCACCACCCGTGGATGGGTCTCTGTCCTGCTCTCAGGCGTTGGCGTCCCGCTATGCTGCCAGCCGTGATGAAGAAATTATGCTGCCGGAAGAAGCGGATACACTGATTGCCCGCATCAACGGGGATACAGAAATCATGGATAAACTCAAAGAACAGATTTCCTTGAACCAGAACCGGTTGAAAGAAATGCTGGGCGATGCAGAAGCAGGCCGCGTTGGATCATTCAAAGTTACCTGGAAGTCTACGAACGGCAGGGAAACATGCCCGCTGTCAAAACTCAAAAAGGCAGCTCCGGACATGTACCAGGCATTGAAGGATAAAGGCTTTATTTCCACCGGCAAAGCAAGCCGCCGGTTTTCCATTAAAGAAGTCAAGGAGGATAAATAATCATGAACACAAAAGGCGGATTAACGAGAACGCATAACCAGATGCAGGAAATGCAGCAGAAGGATACGTCTCTGAAAGGCCTCATCAAGGCCATGGAACCGGAAATCAAGAAGGCGCTTCCGTCTGTAATCACTCCGGAGCGCTTTACTAGAATGGTGTTTACCGCATTGTCCAGCACGCCTAAATTACAGCAGTGTACCCCACAGTCTTTTCTGGGCGCAATGATGCAGGCCGCTCAGCTGGGCCTTGAACCGAATACCCCTGTTGGCCAGGCATATCTGATTCCGTATGGCAATGTCTGCCAGTTCCAGCTTGGATATAAAGGCCTGTTGGATTTGGCGTACCGCTCCGGAGAAATCAAGGATATCCAGTCATATGAGGTTCATGAAAATGATGAATTCGAATATGAGCTTGGCCTTGAACCGAAATTGAAGCACATCCCGGCCATGAGCAACCGCGGCCCGGTCACCATGTACTATGCTGTATGGCACACCAAGACTGGCGGCTATGGGTTTGAGGTCATGAGCAAAGAAGATGTGCTGGAATTCGCTCAGAAGAAATCAAAGAGCTTCCGCAATGGGCCTTGGCAGACTGATTTCGATGCGATGGCCAAGAAGACGGTTTTGAAGCGTGCCCTTAAATACGCTCCGATCGCTACCGATTTCGTAAAAGCCGTGGCCACCGATGAAACGGTCAAGAGCAATATTTCTGCCAGCATGGAAGATGAGCCGGATGAAACGATGACCATTGATGCGGAACCCGTTCCTCAGAATGTGGATCCGGAGACCGGCGAAATCATTTCTGATCAGGACGATGCGAAGTAAAGGGAGGCAGACATGGACACAACAAAGCAAATCATCATTTCCAAAGTGAAGCTTGTGAAAGACGGCATCCGGATTAACTATGAGAAATATCGTGACAGTTACTGGGATACCTTGCAGCTGACATCAGAAGAAAAGGCTGCTCCGGAATTCTATGACGCTTTTAAGTATCTGGGCAGCCACATTGCCGCCATCATGTCTTTCACTGGAGAAGTCATGGAACACCGCATTAGACCCAATGAAGTGGTTCTGGCTTACAGCTCTTCCGGAGAATTATCTGTGAAGTTTGGCTTCAAGTTCTACCTGCCGCTTTCTGGTGAGTCCGTCCCTGTCATGACGCCGGCTCTCAAGGAACCGCCATCTACCATGAAGAATCCTACCGGAGCAGAACATCCGGAATTCCTGGCTACACAGACGTGGGAAGCCGTACAGCATCTGCTGGATGAAACGGAACTGTACATAAAAGGCAAGCGTGCCCAGGGAAATTTATTTGAATCCGATACCGAATAATCCTTCCTGGATGAATGAGTTACTGGGGATTAGCCGGCGGTGCTTGTGTGCTGCCGGCTAATCCTTAATCCTAAGAGAAAGGAGGGGATACCGTGGCGGATAAAAGAATGATGAGCAAGTCTGTGATTGATACGGACATGTTCCTTGATATGCCTGCAAGTACGCAATGCCTGTATTTCCATATGCTGCTGAGAGCAGATGATGACGGCTTTTTAAAAAATGCCAAGACCATCATGCGCACTGTGGGGGCATCGCCAGATGACGTGAAGCTTCTCATAGCTAAGCGGTATTTAATCCCGTTTGAAAGCGGAATCATGGCCATCAAGCATTGGCGGATCCATAACTACATCAAGAAGGACCGCTATAAGCCAACGGATTGCGAAGAAATCAAGCTGCTGGAAGTGAACGAAAAAGGCGAATATGTCTTAGCTGAACCAATGCGGAACCAAGTCGGCTCCAAAATGGAACCAACCTGTATCCAGTCTGGAACCGTACTGGAACCAATGCGGAACCAAGTCGGCTCCAAAATGGAACCTCAGGTTAGAGATAGAGATAGGTTAGAGATAGAGATAGGTAAGGATAGAGATAGTAGAGAGAGTAGTAGGAAGAAAAGCTCTGCCAACAACTCAACTGCTGCTCATAAATTCGTAAAACCTACTCTTGAAGAACTCAAGGCATACATTGCCGAGAATGGATATACATTCCCTGCCGAAGCTTTCATGGACTATTACGAAAGCAATGGCTGGAAGGTGGGACGGAATCCTATGAAGTCATGGCAGGCTACGTGCAGGACATGGCAGCGGCATGAACTGCCCCGTAAAGAGCAGGACAACCAAGGGCCCGTATCACCGGAGATTGACAATATTCCTTTTTGATTGAGGTGAGCTGTATGAATTCAATGAAAGGCTCAGTCATGGCCATGATTAATGACCTGGCTGCACAGGCAAGGCAGAACAGCGGGACGGTGGCCCCAGCACCAGCGAAACCGGCAAAAGATGGCATCGACTGCCAGCGCTGCGGTAATACTGGTTGGGTGACTGTAACAGAAGAAAACGGGACCACTGCTATGGCTCATTGCCCTGAATGCTGGGAGCGCCGGCAGGTGGTACACCGGCTCCGGAATTCCGGCATTTCTCCGAAAGATTACGAACGGTATACGCTTGCCAGCTTTGATGCAAGCCGGAGTGAGATTGCCGGGAGAATGAAGGAAATGGCAGAAGCCTGGCTGAAAGACCATGTTCCTGGCGGAACTGGATTGGGACTCTTTGGGCGATCTGGCATGGGGAAGACTCATATCTGTATTGCTGCCTGCCAGGAACTGACGCGGCGATTTGGTGAGCCGCACTTCTACTTTTCCTATCGGGCTGAAATCCCAAATCTTGTGAAAGCTTCTCGGAGCTATAGCGCAGATTATGACGTGGCCATGAAGAAGTGGAAGACCTGCCAGAATCTCTACATTGATGACTTGTTTAAATTCTCCGGCCGTGTGGAAAATGGCAAACTGATGGACATTGACCGGGATGAGCTGAAAGTGGTCTTTGACCTGATTAATGCCAGATACTTGAACCATCTGACGACGCTTTTCAGCAGTGAGTACAGCGTGGGCAACCTTGCCAGGATTGATGAAGCGCTTGGCAGCCGAATCTATGAAATGGTGAACCCCTATGCGTTGCGAGTGGAAGGGCAGAATCAGAGACTGGCGGGGTTGGGCTGATGATTAAAAACGAAGAAGGCTACGCTGATCAGACGTATGGAGGAGCCTACAAAACAATCCGCCAGGAAGAAAAGCGAAAGCAAGATGAGGCGGATGCTGCCAGGATGGATAAGGCCATCCACAAGGCCAGAGCAATCTTCAAGGCTTACGGTTTTGAAGTCGTTGAGCGGATTGTGCTGAAAAATACCAGAACGGGAAAGATTTACCGATAAGGAGGAATGTCTTATGACGAACTATGAAGCGATAAAAGCAATGGGCATAAATGAACTGGCGGATTTATTGGGTGGGATAACGTCATGTTGTGATTGCCCGGTATATCCTGGTAACGGTGATGACCATGAAGAACAGACAGCGTTCTACTTGGAATGGCTGAACGAAGAATCGAATGATGATACTGTTGTGGAACATTCCGATGGGCAGACTATTAATATCAGCCATGCGAATGTAGTGATTATTGATTAAACACGGGGAGGAACTAACATGACCAAAAACACTGTATTGTTTCAGGGAAAAGAAATTGAAGTGGACGATGAACCGGGCGAAATGTCTGACATGATTCGTCATCCGGATCACTACACCTGGAAGGGCACAGAGTGTAAAAAAGTCATTGAAATCATGACCCGTGGCCTTTCCGGAGCGGAAGCCTACTACATGGGGAACATCATCAAGTACCTGTACAGATACCCGAAAAAAGGCACGCTGTATAGCGACCTGGCGAAGGCGGAAGAATACACGAAATTTTTGCGGGAATTGTTTATGGAAGATGGAGGGAAAGCATGAATGTAGCTTTTATTTTGGGCAGGCTGACCCGTGACCCTGTTATCAAAGCATCGCAGAGCGGTATGACCATAGCCCGCTTCACGTTGGCAGTCAACCGACTGAATAAAAAAGGCCAGAATCAGGAAGCCGATTTCATCAACTGCGTAGCATTCGGCAAAACGGCAGAAGCCATTGGCAACTACGTCTATAAAGGGCAGCGGCTTTTGGTAGAAGGCCGAATCCAGACAGGAAGCTATACTAGCAAGAGCGGGGAGAAAAAATATACTACAGAAATCTCAGTGAACCGGGCTGAGTTCATCGAGAAACGTTCTGAAACCTCCACTCAAGGGAATAGTCACGCTGGCAGCCATAACGCGCCTCCAATAGGATTTGAGCAAATGGGGACGGAAGTAAAAGACCCGCAATGGATGGAGCAGGAAG